CAAAAAACTTGTTGATATACTCATAGAAAAGGCCTTTACGGGCGATATGCGCGCAATAGAGTTGATATATGATCGTCTCGAAGGTAAAGCAATACAGGCCGTTATCGCGCGTATAGAGAGCGATAATGCCAAACTAACACCAGAACAGGAGGCAAGGTTGAAAACTTTACTCGAAAAGGGCGCAGTTGATAGTGGTAAATAATGGCTAACATACGTTGAGTTGACAAAAGTTATTTTGCATTGTCGCAGAATGGCTTAACACGGCCATAAAAAACAGTGTCGCACAATATGTATTGTGCGACACGCACCCCCCACCGTATCCCCGTCCCGCATCTCGAATTTCTATTTCTATATGTACAAGGATCTAAATATCTAAATTATTTTTTGACTTAAATTACAACAGTAAAACAATAGTCCGTCAACAAAGCAGCCCCTGAGCAGTAGAAACCCCATGGGGGGTATAAAAAATTTTTTTGACATGGTATAATTCATGTATTACACATGGCTATAAATAGAGAATTAATTGAATATGTTTTAAAAGCCACACCTGAAGAACGTCGTTTTATTTTTGATAATGATTTCTTGTCATTTTTTATTTACAACTACATAGATTATATTAAATATCCTTTTGCACCATTTCATTTTGAAATGTTTGACGATGTCAAGAAACTTATAAAAGGAGAATATAAAGAAGTTGCATGGGTTATGTTTCGTGAATCAGCAAAAACATCTATTGCAAAAGGATTCATAACATGGCTTATTTGTGCAAATAAGAGAAAATACATAAACGTTGATTCGTTCGATAAGGAGAATGCTGAACGTATGCTATTCGATGCTATATTGGAATTACAGAAGAACCCACGTATACTTGATGACTATGGTGAACTATACAACGCAAAACGTAATTCAGAAGAACTTACACAGAAAAAGATTTCTAACTTCCTTACGAACAACGGGATTCGTGTTGAGGCACATTCAACTCAAGAATCAATCCGAGGAAGATTGCATGGGGCCCAAAGACCTGATTGTCTCATTCTTGATGATTTTGAAACAAATAAAACAAAGGACTCTGAAGCGTATACTGATCAGGTAGCAAACCACATATCAGAAGCACAGGCGGGCATGGATGCGGACGGTATCATTTTGTATCTATGTAACTATATTACCGAGTATGGGAACGTTGAGAAGTTGTTTGAGAGATCGTTGTCGTACCCTAAGCTAAAGGTACGCAAGGTCAGTGTGCTGCTTCCTGATGGCACACCATCGTGGCCAGATAAATACACGACTGGGGAAGAGTTAGGAAAAATTTCAATACCAGAGATTAAGAAGAAATTAGGGCCACAGGTTTTTGATGCAGAAATGATGAATAGTCCGATAGACAAAACAACACAAGAGTTCCAGACGACCTGGTTCAAGCCCATATCTAGGCATGAGGTCCTTCAGAAAAACACAAGAAAATTTGCCTTAATTGATTCGGCAATGAGCAAGAGGTCTGACTCGGACAATACTGGAATTGCGAAAGTATTTGTGGACACCGAGAATCGTTGGTATGTATCGGCGCGTAAGTATCGAGTGAACGCAAAGTCATTGATTGATTTATTGTTTCAGTTGCATGATGAAGGAATGGAGAAAATAGGAATCGAAGAGACGGCGTACACAGAGGGTATACAACCATATTTTGAGGAGGAGTGCAGGAAGAGGAATAAGTATCCATTTATCGTGGCTTTGAAGCACGGCGGTATCCAGAAGGAGACACGTATCCGTGGGCTCATACCGCGCTATGCAAACGGTGATATATATCACATTAATGGCGAATGTGACGATTTGGAGATCGAGCTTGTGAGGTTCCCTAAATCGAAGCATGACGACGTTATGGACGCACTCGCATACGCATCACAAATATGCCAGGTGGCGTATGACGGGAACGGGGAACAGCCGGAATTCGCAATGTACAAGAGTAAGTTTACTTGATATAATTACAAGACTTAACAATTACCCTAATGGCAAAAAACAAAATTCAGAAGGAAATAGAGGCAAAGTGCATCGCAATAGTTGACCAAGAGCGTGTCAACTGGGAGGACGCTGTGTCTTACATAACTCCCAAAGTCGGGTTTCGTATGCGTGAGATGATACGTATTTTTAGAAAGAACTACTGGGGTATATTTGATGAGCCGATAGATAAAAATACAGGACGAGAAAAGATATGGATTAATATGATTATGAGTCTCGTTGAGACGTGGGTAAAAAACGTTGATATCGACAGTAAGGATATTGGGTTTATAGCACGCAATGAGAATGGTTATGAAATGACTGAAATTACGAGACTTGTCGTTCGTGATTATTTGGATCGCATGTATTTTGGTGAGACTCTGGACGCCGACGAGAGAACCGTATGTATTGACGGAACAGCCGTATGGAAAACATGGGAAGACAACAGTAGTGGTAAACCTGTAATGAAAAGAAGCACCGTTGATCTGCTAAACTTCTACATAGACCCAACAGAAGAAAGTATACAAAGTGCATACCGCGTAACTGAACGTGCAATACTTCTTCCTTCACAAATTGCAGCGATGACCGGTTGGGAAAATAATGATGAAGATGAGCTTACTGGTTCACAAACATTAAATCGCGCGGACGGTTCACGTCGCGCAAACTTCGGCACGCGTATGACCGGCGCGTATCGCGACGCGTGGGAAATGTGGGGCAAGATTCCAAAATGGGTATTTACTAAAGACAAAAAGGCGGATGATGCTAATTGTGAAATTGATGGGCATATCATTGTGTCTGGATTAGAAGCAGGGGGACCATTACTACACCTCGTTGAAGAGAATACAAAGAAAGATAAGTTTGGAAATATTATAAAGCCTTATGAGGAATGGAGAGCAGCAAAGATTAGCGGACGTTGGTATGGATTGGGCGTCGTTGAGCGCGCACTTGCGTTACAAGAATATTTGAACACGATCATTAATATCCGTGTTAATCGTTCTTACGTAAGTCAGTTGGGGTTATTTACAATAAAGAAAGGAAGAGGCATTACGGCAGCGATGCTAAATAGGCTCCCTGTGAATGGAGCGTTACAAGTCACGGAGCACGACGATATCCAACAGATGCCAATTAAGGAGGCATCAGAAGCATCATATAAGGATGAAGAGGTTATTAAATATTGGGCACAACAGATCACGGGGGCACAACCGATTAGTAACGGAGATATCATGCCTGCGTCGGCGAGTGCTACAGCAAATACGATTGCCAACACTAACGCAAAGAGTTCGTACACAATGTTTAAAGAAGGAGCTGGATTATTTATTGAACGATGGATTGATAGGCAATCACTTCCTATCATTGCAAAAACCGTAACAACGGGTGACATCCATAAATTAGTTAATGATGACGAACGATGGAAGAAACTCACTGAGAGTGTCGCGATTAATAAAACAGTAGCTGAACTAAATAAAGAAGAAGCATTCCCAACACGTGAGGAATTTCTTATGGAAATACAACGTGAGTACGAGAGATTACAGAGTAGACCTCAACTGTTTGTAAAAACTGTGGGTAAGATAATTGCGGAGGCGGTTGATACAAAGGTTCATGTAACCAATGAAGACCTCGACAGTGCAGTCACAATACAAAATCTTATCCAGATTACACCACTCGCGCCAGAATATCGTGACTCAATATTAAGACAAGCATTTGATTTGATGGGTCTCACACTTAAAAAGAACGAGCAACCACCACAGATACCAGGAATGCCAGGATCAGGACCAAATGGTCCAATACCACCAGGACAATCTGGACAGCAGATGCCTAGCCCATCCTCGACACCACCAACATTACAGGGTATAATGCAAGGAGCAACAGTTAGAAAACAATAATTATGGACGATAAACTCATACAAGGTGAGCAGAAAGCGATGTTCGATCTTGTGCACAGTGATGGGTGGTCACACGCGCGAGGAAAGATCATCGAAAAGATATTAGAATTACAAAATGTCGCAGAATATATTGATGTTATTCAAACTGGTAATGCTACAAAGTTATTGAAAGAAATGAAGGCAAATAAGCGATGTGCAGAAATACTTTATGGCTGGCTTGCAGAAATAGAAGGTACTGCACAACAGGCAGTGGAAGAAAAACCGCAATTGAAATCATACATAGTTAGACAATAGTTGAGTCCCCACCGTGCTTCAGGTGGGTACTTAACGGGAGTTATTAAAATCCTCCTTACATGTACCCAGTTTATAAACCGTCCGAAAGACGGAGGCACGTTAATATAACAATATATGAACGATGAAAACATTATTCCAGATGGACAAGTTGGCGCATCTCAATTGAATGCGGCAGCCCCAGCCGGAACTGTTGGAAGCGTACCCACCGGGTCAGCTCCTTCAGCTACAGAAGCACAAGGTATGACCCTTGAAGAGCTTAATAAGGCATTAGGTAAACAGTTTCCTAATCGGGAAACGGCCCTAAAGTCTATTAAGGATACCTTTTCTTATGTTGGAAAGAAAAAAGAAGACATTGAGAAAGAGGTATTAGCAGGTATACAAAACAATAATCGTGTTGACATACTCGCTCGTGAGCTAGAGATTGAGCGCACTGAAAGATTCTACGACAGAAATCCTCAGTACGCATCTCCTGAAGTTCGAAGATTTATTGAATCAACTGGCAAAAAGCCATCTGATGTAGTAAGTTCTGAAGATTTCAAAGCTATCTTCAACAAAGTCGTTGAGTACGACAAGTCAGTAAAGTTAAAAACAGTGCTCGAAAGTAATCCGCGTTTATCGTCTAGTAGAGATAACATTGTAAAAGCACGTGAAGCACTTAAAGCTGGTAACCAGCAAGAGTCAGCAGAAGCGGCGCTCGCAGCAGTAAAAGACCTACTTGCGTAAAACGTATAAAAAAAATGGCTATTGCAGGTGCACTCCAAACATATGGAGATTCTTCAAAGAGAGAAGATGTGGTTCTTAACTCCATCGAAATTCTTACAGCTACTGAAAATACTATTCAGGCAGCTCTCGGTAAAACAAAGGCTATCAACATGGTTCACAGTTACCTCGTTGATACACTTTTGACAGCAGCTTCACTTGCTGTTGAACAAGGTGCAGACTTTAGTTTGTCTACCCTTACAACTCCTACACGTTTGACAAACCTTGTGCAAGAAGTTGCAAAGGCCTTCTTGGTCACTCGTCCAGAAGAGCAGGTTCAATCTTATTCAGGTATCAATGAAGCTGATCGTCAGCTTTCAAAGGGCCTCAAGGATTGGGGTAACGCTCTTGAATTTGATCTCGTTCGCTCAACACTCGCTTCTGGTATCTCAGGAACAGTTGCAAAGATGAACGGAATCATCGCAGGTATCAGTAAGAGTACAAACTACACACTTCAAACATCAGGAACAGTGTTCTCAGCAACAGTTCTCGATGGTTTGATGTACTCATGCTGGAATACTTCAAATGGTGAAGTTGCTACAGATGTGTTCGTTGGCGGAATTATGAAGCGTGTAGTTGATAACTTTGTACAGAAGTCAAACGTTGTCGTTAACGCTCCAGGTATCTCAACAATCGTACGTACAGTTTCAACATTTGAGACATCAATGGGAACTGTTACAGTCAACAAGCATCGTTATGTTCAGCAAGCCGCTGACGCAAACGGTCGTGTTCTTGCTATTCGCCCTGATAAAATCTTGGTCGCGTATCTTGACATGCCTTTCGTCAAAACTCTTGCAGAAAATGGTGCTTACAACAAGAAGGCTATCTACGGATCTCTTACAACAGAAATTCGTAACCAGGATAGTAACTTCTTCGCTGACGGTTACCTCTTGACAGCTTAGTGTGGTATAATTAGTTCGTTAGCTAATTTGTTTGTGGGGAATGACACCTTGTATGCCATTCCTCACCGCAACAAGGAAACAAATGAAGAAAATAAATCTATTTGGAAAAGATGCGCGTGATGCGCTTAAAAGAGGCATAGATTTTTGTGCTGCAGCAACTAATCCGACACTCGGTCCGTCAGGTAGAGCAGCCATAATCGGTCGTGTAGATCTCCCACCACGTATTGCAGACGATGCGATATCTATTTTAATGAACCTGCAATTAGATAATGAAAGCGAGCAAGAGGGCGTTATGTTAATGCGTGAAACACTTTCAAATACGAGCAAGAAGGTTAAGGATTCTACCGCATCAACAATGAATCTATCAGCGGCTATTATCGATGCCGTATTTAATGAATTAAAACAAAATAATTCATTAGTATCTTCAAAGAAGATAAATACTATCAAGATGAAGAAAGAACTTGATTCGATTGTTGATAAGGTTATTGAAACGATAAAAGAAAAATCGAGAGCAATGACGACCGAAGACATATATAATGTTGCACTTTCTGCCGGATCATATGAATGGATAGCAAAACTTGTAACAGAAGTATTTGAGAAGGTAGGGCCAAATGGTTTTATCGACATAAGAGAGGGAATGAAAACATCATACGATATATTTAATGGTATCGATATCGATACTGGATATATGTCTGAATATTATGCAAATCACGAAGATGGGTCATGTACTATTGATGATTGTCTAGTTATTGTATCAAATAATCAAATTGATTCAGCCGCGGTTAAAAAAATCGTATCAGGAGCTCTTAGCAACAAAATAAGGAAAGCAATAATTATAGCTCCAGATTTTACGAAACAGGTTCAGACGGAAATGATAATTGCTCATACAGAATCTAATCCTGAATTTCAGTTCACGGTGCTTGGATTAAAATTACAGACTTTTGACAAGGATGATGTCTTGCTCGATATTGCAACTATGACAAGTGGTAAATTCTTTGATAGAAAGTTGTATAAGGATTATCAGGAATTGCTAGATGATTTAAAATTCGATAACTTTGGTCGTGTTAAATCTGCGATTGTTACAGATAGTAAATCAAAACTTATAGGTGGAACGGGGGATGTGTCACAACGAGCAAAAGAGATACAAGATAAACTTTCAAAGACCGACTCAATATACGATCGTGATATCCTAGAGAAGAGATTGG